TAACCGGTGATCCTGCTATTATAGGTGTTGCATGTTCTATAGTTTCTGACATGACAAATGGTAGATACAATCTACTTAAATGGGATAAACAAGAAAGACAATATTATCCTATTCAAATCAACCTATACGAGAAAGGAGAAATCGATGCCAATTGATTTTGAAAAAGACCAAGAAAATGTTTTACAAAAAACAACCAACATACAATCTCTTGCAGATCAAGTTGAAAGATTAGAAACAATGCAAAAACAATTTGAAATACAAGAAGAAGCATTAAAAGATAAAAAGAAACAAATAGAAACTATATCTGGAGAAGTGATTCCAACTATGATGTCTGAAATGGGTTTAACTCATCTTAAACTTATGGACGGATCTTCTGTAGATGTAAAACCTAATTATAGCGCAAACATCTCTATTGCAAATAGAGAAGCAGCGTTTGGATGGCTTCGTAATAATGGACTAGGAGATATAATCAAAAATGAGATATCCGTATCTTTTGGTCGCAACGAGGATAACAAGGCAGCTGATTATGCTGCTCTTGCGGAGGGTCAGGGTTATCAACCTCAACAAAAATTGAAAGTTGAGCCTATGACTCTCAAGGCGTTAGTCCGTGAACGTATTGAGGCAGGTAAAGAAATGCCAACGGAAATTTTCAATGTATTCATTGGAAATAAAACAACAATAAAAAGGAAACAATAAAAATGAGCAAAGAAATAATAGGAAAAAAAGAAGGCGCATTAGCAGTCAATATGTTTGAGGCTGATGCTAACAAAGGTGCTGATAACATTACACAAGCAGATTTAGCATTACCATTCTTAAAAGTTTTAGGACAATTATCTCCTGAAGTTAATAAGATGGATGGTAAGTATGTTAAAGATTCTGAACCTGGAATGATATACAACAGCGTTACCCAAGAGTTGTACGACGGCGAAAAAGGTATCAACGTACTTCCTTGTCACTACATAAAACAATATGTAGAATGGCAAGATAGAGGTGTGGGTAGTAGCGGAGCACCTGTAGCAATTCACAGAGCAGATAGTGATATTATAAGCACTACTACTCGTGATAAATCGTTTAAAGATAGATTACCTAATGGTAACTATTTAGAAACAACGGCTAATCATTTTGTATTTTTACTTGGTGATAGTCCATCAACGGCATTAATCTCTATGAAATCTACACAGTTAGTAGTTAGTAGAAAATGGTTAACGACAATGATGGGAATAAAGCTACAAGGAGAAAAAGGTTTATTCACTCCACCAACATATAGCCACATTTACAATCTAAAAACTGTTAAAATGTCTAACGACAAAGGAAATTGGATTGGATGGGGTTATTCTAAAGTTGGTCCAGTAGAAGATGCAGCAGCCTATGACATGGCCAAAACATTTTCTGAAAGACTTGCCAAAGACGATGTGCAAGTTAAACACGGATCAGACGAATCAAAAACAGATTCACCATACTAAATAAAATCCTGGGAGTAGGCGTGGAAGCGAGAGTGGAAACGCCTATTAAAATTTATGTTTGAAAAAATATTTAAGGGATTGGAACGTGCTCATGGTTGTACTAAAGTAAGTGCACCTGTTGAGAATGGTGTCAAATTAAAAGGTCAATCATTTGTTGTACGTCAACCAGTGACCACGGACCTATGGCAAATGCATTTAAAGGGTACACAAAGTTTAGGTATCATACCAATTAACGAAGACAATCAATGTATATGGGGTTGTGTAGACATAGACTCATACGCAGGATTTGATCACAAAAAATTAATAGACAAGATAAAACAATTTAAATTACCGCTTATAGTTTGTAGGTCAAAAAGCGGTGGTGCTCATGTATTTTTATTTACTGAACAACCCGTAACTGCAGAAAGCATGAGAGATAAGTTAACAGAAATAAAAACATTATTAGGATACGGCGGATCAGAAGTTTTTCCAAAACAAATTCAATTAAAATCAGCAGACGATACAGGTAACTTTTTAAACTTACCATATTTTAGTGGTGATCAAACAACACGATATGCTTTTAAAGGTGATGGAGAAGCAGCAACACTAGAAGAGTTTTATGAGCTGTATGATTATGTAAAACAAAAAGATATAACAAAAATTAAAATAGAAAGACCTAAGTCAGACTTTGATGATGCACCACCATGCATAGAACTTATGGCAATAAATAAAATACCAGAAGGTGGTCGTAATAATTCCTTATTTCATTATGCAGTATATGCAAAACAAAAATGGCCGGCAGAATGGAAAAGTAGACTTACTATGTTTAACATTGCTGCATCAACTTCACCCCTTAGTGAATCAGAAGTAGATATTATTAAAAGACAACACGATAAAAAAGATTGGGGTTATAAGTGTAATGATGTTCCTATGTGTAACTTGTGCGATAAAAAATTATGTAGAACTAGGAAGTATGGAATTGGTGAAGAGATTGTATTTCCATTACTGTCTGATTTACAAAAAGTTAAATTAGAAAAACCTTATTATTATCTTAACGTTGATGGAGAAAGATTACATCTGGAAAATGTAAAATTTTTAAAACAACAAAGTTTATTCCAGGAAGCATGTATGGAACAGTTAGATTTTAAACCACCAACAGTTAAACCTAAAGACTGGGACATGATTATAAATCCATTAATGAAGAACCATGAACCAGTAGAAGCACCAGAAGGTGTAACAACACAAGATCAATTACAAAACCATTTAGAAGAGTATTGTTTAAACAGACAAGTATCAACAGACAAGAACGATCTTAAAAAAGGTGGTGTGTGGACTAACGAAGGCAATCACCATTTTGTGTTTGATAGATTCTACAATCAGTTTTTAATTAGAAAACGTTGGGACATAAACTATCAACGTACAGCACAAATGTTAAAAGAAGCCTGCAACTGTGATGACAAACGTATAGGTAAAGAAAGAATATCTGTATTTGTCGTGCAACAGTTTGATAAAAAGACAGATGATTACAATCAAAAAGAATTAAAACCAAAGGATCATTTCTAATGAAATATACAAATGTATTAGGAAAAGATTTTAAAACTAAACTAGAGGCTTATAAACATTACCAAACTTTAAGAGATAAAATGGTTTCACTTGGTCAATTAGGAGAAGGACATGTTTTAACTGAAAAAACTATAGTTAAAAAAAGTCAAATGGATAAATTATTTAAAGATTATTTTTTATGTAAGAATGAAGAATATTATAAAAGAAAAATTGGGATTGGAATTGAAAACTGGTTTTTTGGATATGATAGTCATGGAACTATTTCTTTATATGTAGAACAAATAACTCCACCATCTAAACACGACTATTCTAAATGTGAGCAATGTCAAACAGGTAAATTATGTATCCATATAATAAATGATTGTTCTCATGAAGATAGAGCTAATCCTGTTTCAGCAAAATGGATATTTTCTTGTTTCGGTAGTGGAGTTTTAATGAATGAAAACCCTATGCATAGAGTTAAACAAGCAGCAAGGTATGCTATTAGACCACAAACAAAAAAATTTAGGGATTCAGTAAAAGATAAATGTCAAAAATGTGGTGTAGACGCGTATGGACTTGAATTAGAAGTTGACCACATAATAAATTTTATGGATATATTTAATAATTTCATAAAAAATTACAAAGAAAAAATTTTAATGGAAAGTGTTCACAAAGAAACTTTTGGAGATTTATGGTATTTTAATGATGAAAAATTAAAAGAAGAATGGTGTGACTATCATAAAGAAAATTCAAAATTACAATTGTTATGTAAGACATGCCATAAAGATAAAACATACGGGCGAGAAAAATGAGAACGATTGTATTAGGACCACCAGGCACAGGTAAGACTACAACTTTATTAGATAAAGTTGATGACTATCTTAAACAAACAGATCCTGACAAGATAGGTTATTTTGCATTTACACAAAAAGCTGCAAATCATGCTAGGGATGAAGCAATTAAAAAATTTAATTTAACAGAAGATGACCTACCATACTTTAGGACACTACACTCGCTAGCATTTAGAAAACTAGGATTAAAAAAAGATCAAGTTATGCAATCAAGACACTATAAAGATCTTGGTAGTAAGTTGGGTTTTCCAGTTACTTACGCAGATTATCAAGAGGACCAAGGTGGTATTTTTACTTCAGACAGCGAGTATTTAAGAATAATACAATTAGCACAACTTAGAAACATAACACCCGAACAACAGTTTGATTTAGCTGAACACACCCAAGACTTGGAAAGAGATCAACTCAGAATTATAGCTAACGAATTAATAAGATATAAAAAAGAATATACCCTAATAGATTTTAATGACATGATTTTAAATTTTACAAAATCAGATTTGTCACCAAAATTTGACGTAGTGTTTATAGATGAAGCTCAAGATTTATCTCTAATGCAATGGGACATGGCAAAAACTATATGGAAAAAAACAGAGGATGCTTTTATTGCTGGTGATGATGACCAAGCTATTTTTAGATGGGCTGGTGCAGATGTAGATTCTTTTATAAATTTAAAAGGAACTTATTGGCCTTTAAAACAATCACACCGTATTCCGGCTAAGGTACACAAATTAGCTATGAGTATTATAAATAAAATTACAAATAGAATACCTAAAAATTGGAAACCTAAAACAAATCAAGGAAATTTATATAGACATTTTGATGTTGAAAGTATTGACATGACAACAGGAGATTGGTTAGTTTTAAGCAGAACTAGACAAATGTTAAATGACATAGAAGACTCTTTATACAGACAAGGATTGTATTATGTAAACAGATACAAAAGAAATAATGAACAAGATTTACACGAGTGTGCAATAGCTTGGGAAGGTGCACTTAAAGGACAACCTCTGTCTTACAAACAAGTAGAAAATATAGCTAAGTACATGAGTGATAAACACTGGCACAAGAAAAAAATAAAAGGTATGGCTAAAGGATCTTTTTATAATATAGACCAATTAGTAAATGACTATGGTCTTCAAATTAAAACAGTTTGGTATGAAGCATTTGACACTGCCGGTCAAACTAAAGTAGATTATCTTAGAAAAATGAGAAAGAATGGCGAACAATTAAATGAAAAACCTAGAATAGAATTATCAACTATTCATGCAGCCAAGGGTGGTGAAGCAACTAACGTTGTACTAATGACAGACCTGACACAAAACACTATGAGAAGTTACGAAAGAAATCCAGATGATGAGAATAGATTATTTTATGTGGGTGCAACAAGAACAAAAGAAAACTTACATATTATAGAACCAAAAAAATATGAAAAGGGGTACATACTATGAAACCATACGACAAACAAATAGGCGGATCACATTACCAAAAATATAAAATACAACCAAGTAAATTTGTAATTGAAAACAAATTACTTTACCCAGAAGGGTGTGTTATAAAATATATTATTAGGCACAAAGACAAAGGGCAAAAACAAGATTTATTAAAAGCAATTCATTTCATAGAAATGATTATCGAAAGGGATTATGATGCAGATACCACTATTTAAACCACAAACAGAATGGTTACCACCAGAGAATTTTCCAGATTTATCTAAATATAAAGAAATAGCAATTGATTTAGAAACAAAAGACCCTGATTTAATTAAAATGGGGTCCGGTTCAGTTACTGGTAGGGGTGATGTAACGGGTATAGCATTAGCTGTAGAAGGTTGGTGTGCTTATTATCCAATAGCTCACGAAGGTGGTGGTAACATGGATCGTAAAAAAGTTTTAAACTGGTTTCAATCTGTTTTAAATTTACCGTCAATAAAAATATTTCACAACGCCATGTATGACGTGTGCTGGATTAGAGCTCTAGGTTTAAGTATCAACGGAAAAATAATAGACACGATGATTGCATCGGCCCTGGTTGATGAAAATCAAATGCGTTACGACTTAAACAACTGTGCTAAAAGATACACGGGTAAAGGCAAAAATGAAAGTGATTTATATCAAGCAGCAAAAGATTGGGGGGTTGACGCAAAAGCAGAAATGTATAAACTACCTGCCATTTATGTAGGTGCCTACGCAGAAAAAGATGCTGAAATTACATTAGCCCTATGGCAAGAACTTAAAAAAGAAATAGATCATCAAGATATAAATTCTATCATGGATATGGAAACAGAATTGTTTCCTTGTTTAATTGATATGAAGTTTAAGGGAGTGTGCGTAGACGTTCAAGCAGCTCATACACTGAAGCAAGAGTTAGCATTACAAGAAGGTAAGTTACTCCAAACAGTAAAAAAAGAAACAGGAATAGACACTCAAATATGGGCAGCAAGATCCATTGCTCAAGTTTTTGATAAACTAAAACTAAACTACGATAGAACTGAGAAAACATCTGCTCCTTCTTTTACTAAAAACTTTTTGCAAAATCATCCTCACCCATTGGTGAATAAAATTGCTCAAGCTAGAGAGATTAATAAAGCACATACTACGTTCATTGATACCATATTAAAACACTCACATAAAGGTAGAATTCATGCGGATATTAATCAACTTAGGTCCGATAATGGTGGTACTGTGACCGGTAGATTTTCATACTCTAACCCAAATTTACAGCAAATTCCTGCAAGAAACAAAGATCTTGGACCACGGATCAGGGCTCTATTTATACCTGAGAAAGGCCATACATGGGGTTGTTTTGACTATTCTCAACAAGAACCTAGGTTGGTAGTGCATTATGCAGCTTTACAAAATCTTTATGGAGTTGAAGAAGTATTAGAAGCTTATCGTGAGGGAGATGCAGATTTTCATACAATTGTTGCTGATATGGCAGAGATACCTAGATCACAAGCTAAGACTATAAATCTTGGTTTATTTTATGGTATGGGTAAAAATAAATTACAAGCAGAACTTGGTATTAGTAAAGATAAGTCAGACTCATTGTTTAGACAGTACCATAACAAGGTACCATTTGTGAAACAGCTAATGGATAATGTAATGAGTAGAGCACAAGACTCCGGTAAGATTAGAACTTTACTTGGTAGACTTTGTAGATTTCATTTATGGGAACCAAATCAATTTGGTATACATAAATCATTACCACATGATCAAGCGCTCCTGGAACACGGACCAGGGATTAAACGTGCGTTTACATACAAAGCATTAAACAAATTAATACAAGGATCAGCAGCTGACATGACAAAAAAAGCAATGATAGAATTATATAAAGAAGGTATTATACCACATATACAAGTGCATGATGAACTGGATATATCTGTTGAGAGTCCAGAACATGCTCAAAAAATAAAAACTATCATGGAAGAGGCGGTCGAACTTGAAGTCCCAAACAAAGTAGACTATGAATCTGGACCAAATTGGGGTACAATAAAATGAGGTTAATTTATGGCTTACTTAAATGCAAATATTCCTGTACAATACGCACAAATAAGGAGAGAATATTTATATGATCTTAAAAAACATTATGGAGAAGTTGAAGACTGTATCATCTTTGGTATTACCTGTATTACAGGACGTGCTATCTTATGGCATGCAATTATGGAAAACGGTGCAATCTTTTATCGTCTCCCAATTACGGCTTTTATTCAACGTAATTATGAATTATCGACTGTTCCCACTCAAAGACTTGATGAATTGGAACTTTGGAATAGCTTTAGTTATTACCCTGCTATTACTACTTATGATATCCTAGGCGGTCAACACGGCAAGTACATTGGTAAAGATAAAAAATGGTACGCAGGTAAGTATTTATTTACCGTTGACTTTGCACATCCAGAGAGTAATATAGTTGACACCGATCATTCGGAAATTCCGCACGAACACAAGTGCGCACACATAATAGCCTTAGATAATGGTAATTATGCGGCTCAGCCAAACAATAGAATAATATGGGATATACCTTCTTTTACCGTAAAAGACAATATTCCTGATTGGAAAGTACAAACATCAGAGTGGAATGTAGAAGACTCTGGTAAATGGAAAACAGAAGATACTGATAAGTTCTTCTATGAGATTGAGGAGAAAAAAAATGATTAAAAAATGGTTAGAAAAAATATTTGGTAAATTTTGTAAGTGCGCAAAAAAAGATGAACATTTAGCATTATATGAAGATGTTGTTGAACCAAAAATAAAAATATTGTGTGACAAACACCCTGATTCTTATAAAAAAACTTGCCCAAGTTGTAGAGCGGTAGAGTAATGGAGGGCCTACGCATGAACTACTGGTTTACAGGCTGGTTAGTAATTGGCTTTTCATTGTTAGTATTATTTGCAAAGCCTGCT